CGAACGTTCCTTCAGTCCATTCCACAGGCACATTCATCCACAGCTTGTAAGCCTGTTTGATGTCTTTTTGTAGTTTCTCGTTGTAGGTCTTGTCCCAAAGAGTGACGACCGATGTTGAACCTGTTTTGCTTACCTGGAGAGTGCCGGCCACTGTAATTCTTGCTGCCATTTTGTTGCTTCCTTTTCTTTCGGATTTCCTATTAAGTATATTCTTAATAGTTCATTGATAGTTCTTATATAGTTTATACGACACCTATGTCGTCACCTTTGGTCATAGATGTCGCCACCTTCGGTCACCAGTGTCGTCACTTACTACCTTAAATGTCGCCACCTTGCTCCGGTGATTTAGAGATCCATCACACGAATCTGGACACAAATCAGCCAGGTAATAAACATTGGTTTGTGCAGCTGAACCTTTAGCCCATGCACCGTGCACGATCACTTCTAATTCGCCTAAGTTGACTAAGTTATCTAAAGCTCGTTGAACCTGGCGAACCGAGACGTTTGCGTATTCAGCAAGAAGGCCCTGAGACGGCCAGCAACCATTCAAGCCGTCTTTACCCATGTGATAGGCAATTCCTAGCAAAACTACTTTGGATGTTCCCACGGCTCTGCTATGGTGCAGAACGGCTGTCATTTCAATCGTCGACATAGTAAGATTCTCCTTAGACGGCTTCTGTTGCGGTAGCCGAGCCATTAGGCTGCACGTCTGTCGTTTCTTCCTTTCCGACAGGCGTGTTCTTTTTTTGGCTAAGTTGTGAACCCAGCGTCAAGATTTGCTGAATAATCACCGGGTCAACAGACGCTTCTTTTGCTTCAGTGTAAAGCTCACGAAGTTCGTTGATGTCACCTTCGTCAAACGCAAGTTCAGCCTTTGAAAGCAACGCACGGCCACGCTTAGACATTTCCGTTTGGCTTGCTCTCTTCTTTGATGGCGATAGTTCTCCACCTAGAAGGCTCAATGCTCGGCCTGTAGCACTGGTGGAACATAACTCGACCCAGGATGTTGCTCCGATACCGGTCTTACCGACGTATTCGTGAGCGAAGTCTGTCACATCTGGAAGTTGCTGGTTGGCGTCTTTCCAGACTGAACACTTGATGATGATTTCTTTTTCATTGGTCAAAACGATGTCGTTGAAAATGCGGCCGTTTTTATAGAGCGACCAAAAGATTTCCAATCTCTCTTGAACCGTTTGATAATCGGCTAAATTGAATGCCATTTTGTTTCCTTTGCTAGTTGCGTGGAAAAGAGAAAACCAGTCAGTGGAAGGGGACTGACTGGTTTCCCTTCTAACAGGTGGAGGTCCTGCTAGACGGATTGTAGCAAATTATTTAGACATTATGCGAATTACTTCTTTTTGTCTGTGTCGGCTTTCACTTTTTGGATACCGGTGTTGATTGCGTCGTCGAAGGCTTCGTCGGTGACTTGTCCTTTGCCAGCGTATTCAAACAGAATGGCAACAGCGATCACCATGATGGCTCCAGTTGCTCCGATAAGAGCTGCGTCGAATGGTGACATTCCACCAACAGACCCGGCTGCAATAAATACGATTCCCGAGCCTACGGCAAACGCCAAAACTCTTAGCGCACGTTTAATGTGTTTTTTCATAGTCCTAATCTTTTCCAAGTTGCTTCGTCAACAATGCCGGTAACGACAATGCCTTTTTTAGTTTGGTAAGCCTTTACAGCCTTTTCAGTAATCGGGCCGAAATCGCCGTCAGCTGTAACACCAAGTTTAATCTGAACCTGCTTTACAGCCGAACCCTTAGAACCCTTCTTGAGCGGTGTGAACGCTTTAGGGGCAGTAACTGGTGCAATAACAGGCGTCGGGGCTTCTACGGCGCTTACAGGGGCTTCTGGAGCGGTTTCTGCCTTCGGTTCTGCCAAGACTTTAGCCATAAACTTCATCGGGTCTTGAAAACCTTTGCCAGTAGCAAAACCAGCGAGTGGCTGGGTCTTCAAATGGCCGTCCCAAATCTCCCAGTGCAAGTGCTTACCAGTTGCAAAACCAGTGTCACCCATCAGACCAACAACATCGCCAGGTTCGATAACCTGACCAACTTTGACCTTGATTGAACCGTTGACCATGTGGAAGTAAGTCCAAGTAATCTTCTTGCCCAGAGCAGTCGACTGAACTACAACTTTGTTACCTGCACCATTCGGATCAACAGAAGTTGAGACTGCAACAACTTTGCCGCCAAAACAGGCTAGAAGTGGTGTCGGGTTCTTGCCCTGCCAAATGTCAACGCCGTTGTGGTGCTTCTTCACACCAGTCTTGGGGTGAACTCGGTAACCAAACGGACTGGTAACCTTCCATGATTTGCCTTTAGTGCCGGCAACAGGCCAAACAGGTGTGCTCATTATGCTCCTACTGATTTGATGATGATTGCGACGATGACAGATGAAACGCCAGCAGACAAAAGACCAGTTAGCCAGGCACTCGACCAGCGAGCCTTTTCAAGCTCACGAATACGGGTCTCATGATCTGCTACCGATGTAATACCGGCTTTGATGTCTGCTACGTCTTGAACTAGTTGAAGAAGTAGAGCGGTTTGGCTACTCGGTCTCTTCGGCTGGTCCATCGGTCTTTTCCACAACGTTTGTGATTAGTGTCAAACATGCTCCACACATGTATTGGGTTGCGTCGGTCTCAACGTCAATCGCCAGGTTCTTATTCTGGCAACCATCGGTCTCGCAAGTAAGAGTTACGGTTCTCATTAGCTGTTTCCTGTTCCTGTGGTCGATGTCATTTGAATAGCGGTGTAGTGAACGGTTCCTGCGGCGGTTGCTGCGGTGGTTCCTGTCCAAACGTAGAAGGTTACGGCGGTGGCAGTTGGGGTGTTGAACGTGACGCTGGTTCGGGTGTTGGTGCTCGAAGCCACGTTGGCGGTGATGGTTGGAACGACACCGGTGACAAATGCTGAAGGATAGGTTACGGCTAGTGATCCAGTGACTGCCACTTGTCCGCAAATAATCTTGTAAGGGATTCCGTCCATTACGTTTGTGTTGAGTTGTGCGGCGGTAAGCGTGTTACCTGCCGTGAATGTAAATCTGCCTGACATTTATAGGCCTTTCCATAGGTTGTAGCTTGTTAGCCAGTTATCGGGGGTTACTTCTAGTGTGCGACCAACAATGAGCATGTCTTGGTTGATTCCATGCTCCGTCACGTCGATTGTTACAGTGTCGCCGATGTCAAACAATGTTGTCGGCACTACCCAGCACTTGTTTCCGCTGATGAAGTAATCGTCTTGTTCACGGAATGTAATGCTCTGGTATTGGGTAGCGGTTTCGGTGGTGATTGAGATTGGAGCAAAAGCCTGTGTCATCGACAAATAGGTTTGTCCTACCGCTGTGAGTTGGGTCAAATCTTTTACGTCAACGTTGGCTGTTAGTGATCGTGTGTTTGCGTCTGTAACACTGGTGCCTGTTCCGTATTGGTAAACGATTGTGTCGTTGCTGTAAAGGCTAAGTGTTACGCCAGTGGGAGCGTTCTGGCCAGACCAACCTAGAACGATGTCTGATAAATCTGCGCCGGTGAACGTTTTGAGCGATGTGCCTGTTTTGTTGTAATGCATTACCGGGGAGAAGTCGTAGGTCATTGCGCCAGTGGCTTCGTTAGCGTTGCGGACGTAAAAAGATAACTGTGGCACTGATACATCGGTGGCGATTAGGTCGGCTAAAAACTCCCCATAGGTCTTGTTTTCGTAGGTGTTCGTGGCGTAGTTGTAACTTGGCGATACTGGCCAGCCAGAATACTCGGCGTTAGTTATGTCTCCGAGAGCAGCGTTGATTGACGCCAATCTCGAACTAGTTGTGCTTTTGTAAACGTTTACCAGGCTGTTTAGTTCGGCAGTGAAGTAGTTGGCTGTGAACGTGAGCTGTGCAAAGTCTTCTCCGGGCACTAAGTCAACGTTTACCGAATCTATTACACCGATAAACATCGGGGTCTTAGTTCCATAGGTTGCGTCTGCGTAAGTGTTCTCGTTTTCAAGCAATAAACGAACTCCAGCACCCACATAAAAATTGTTTATGTCAGACATTTGGAAATCTGTGAATCTTAGCGACGCAACGAGATTGGTCGGTTGTAGGTTAAAAATTAGACCGTCGTTCGGTTCTGAGCCTTCGGTCAAAGTCACTGAAGTTATCCCTGCTTCAACAGTCTGGTAACTGCCAGCAGTGGTTCCAAGGACGTCAGAGCCGTTTAGTTGTGAGAAGTTCAGAATAAACGAACCTGCTTCAGGAACAAATGTCTGAATCGACCAGTCGGTGCTTAGGTAAGTGCGTGAACGGTCTGCCATTAGTTCAGCAACTTACTCATCGGGAGACCTTTGGTTTGGGCTTCCTTCTTCAACATGCGTGAAATCTTGCCGTCAATAGGATCCACATTCACCACGATAGTTGGAGCAAACATGTTGCCAGCGGAAGACATGTTCAGTGAAGCAGCGTTGCTAATGGCTCTAGGACCAGTAGCTTGTCCACCACCGAGATAGTTCAGTCCATTCTTATACTTGGCGGCACTGGTTAGTGCTTTGTCTTTGTCATCCTGAGCAAACAAGCCAGTAATGTTTCGGACAAGCCCTAGGAAGTCGGCAGCTAAACCAATCAACGACTTCAAGTCTGAAATCCACTGATCCATAGCCTTCTGGCCTTCTTTAGAGCCAAGATACTTGACGAACTGCTCGATGTAAGGCAAAAGCTTCGTGCCAATGGCTTCCTGAGCGTTAGCAACGGCAACGTTTATCTTGTCGAACGAACCAGCACCGGCTTCCGCAGCACCATCAAAGTTATCTTTCAAGAACTTCATCTTGTCGTCGGCGTCCTTGATACCAGGAATCAACTTGTCCAAAGCCGTCTTGTTGCCACCAAAGAATTTAGCCATCGCCTGTGAAACAGTGTTTAGGTCTTTACCGGTTCCCCTGGCAGTGTCAAGAGCAATCTGGAAGCGCTCCATTGCTTTAGTTGGGTTCTTGGTGGTGGTAGCAATTTTGGCGAACGCTGGTCTTAGTTCGTCGTCAAGGATACCGACCTGTAACGAAGTCTGTTGAATGAAGTCGTCTACTGCTCGAGTTTGCTCGTCGGTGGCCTTCCAAGAGTTCTCCAGCACCTTGTTTAGCACTCTGATTGACTTGGCGTCTTCGTCGGCGGCCTGCGCTGCTTCCTTGAGTGAATCACCAATAGCGTTGATACCCATGAACGCAATAGCACCCTTGACGCCGTTAGCGATAGTCTTCATGGACTTGCCAAAGCCAGCCATTTGCTTCTGGGTTCGGTTTAGAGTGCGTTCCCAGTTGGAGTTGTTAAGTAATACTTCTGCTTTGATTTGCAAAGTCATTGGTTACTTCTCTCTTCTAAAGCGTTCAAAAACGCCTGGTATTCGCCCACGCTCATGTTCCAGTAAGTATCTGGAGTAAAGCCGGTGGCTAGACAGAATCTAGCCATGTTGTCTAATCGGTTGGTTCTTTTGGGTCGACATCATCCGCCATCATTGCAGCAGCTTCAGTCATGTCCAGATCAAGGCAATCTTCAAACTTGACGTTCTTATCTTCACGCTTGGCGAAAATGTAAATCATTGCAGCAAGACGACGGCCAGTGAGACCCTTCTTGCTTAGTTCAAACAAGTTACAGCCAGAGAGAAGCTCGAACTCTTCCTGCTCCGATAGTTTCATCTTCTCGATGTCGACCTTGATGTTTAGTTCTTTGATTCCCATTAGTTTGCTTTCCTTTCAGCATTGTCAACTAATTTTTGTAATTCATCCAAGTAAGTGTCTAGCACTTCTTGTCTGGTTCGGCGGATTGCCATTTGGAAGAAGTAAGCACCTTCAACGTTCTTACGCTTTGAACCGAAGTTCTGAAGACCAGCGTATTTCACGGTGGTGTTGTTACCTGCTACCACCATTACTTTACTAGCAATCTTGCGAGCCTTGATGGTCGTCGCCAACTTGCCGGTCTTGCGTGGCACTAGATCACGTGCTTTGACGGCCGTAATCTCACCAGCTTTGAATGTGGCTGCACCTAGTTCTTGCTTGGAAATCCCCAGTTCCAAAAGAGCCTGTTGAATCTGTCGCAGATTCGGGATTCTTAAGGAATCTGAGGATTTACCTGAAGCCATGACTAAGGAGTGGTGTCGATGGTTACGCCGTAGTAAAGGTTGCTCGCTACGTCTAGCCCAGTGTTCTTGACACGTAGGGTAACCGAGAAGGCTACTTCTTCGTTGCTGGTTAGGGTTAGCGGTGGCAATTCGTTGAAGATAACGGTGCCGGTGTATTGTGGGCAGTCAGCACCAACGGTTCCAGCAACAGGCTGGATGATGAATGCGACTTCGTCAGCAAAGTTAGTCCACAAGAGACGGTAAAGCGAGTCTGCTTCGTTCGAAGTGTAGCCAGCAAGGGTCAAAGCCCATTCTCCCTGGACACGAACTTCTGAGAAGGTTTGGATTCCGCCTGGTGCGTCGCCAAGAGTTAGTTCGACCGAGTTTAGCTGTGGAGCATACTCAGTTCCGCCAATCTTGAACAAGATGTCACGTGCGGTAATGCGTGGAACAGCAATAGCCATGATGATTCCTTAAAGGGTTATTCGCAGGTTGATGGACAGGTTAGCGGCCAAGTATTCTGCATTGTTGGTTTGGAGTGCGTATGGTTGCCCAACGCTTGTGATGATTGAATAAGCAGGGTTGCCGTTGAGTATTGTTTCGATGGCTAGGTCTAAGAGTTCAGTTGCTTTGGAGTTCACAGCTGTGGCTGCAATCACCATAACTTCTAAACGCATTAGGTATTCGTCACGATCGAGTAAAACAGGCTCTAGGTATGGACTACCTGGAGAGATTACAACGGTTGGTGGAACGATTCGTTCAGGAATGTATGACGAGACTCTAAGACCGAGAGCAGTCAACGCAAGAGCGTATTCTGCCTTCGACGCAGTGATCTCGTTGACAGGCATTAGCAGGCGTAGCCAACATAGGCTTGAAGCAACGGATACACGGCCGTCATAGGGTCTTTACCGGCACGAACAGCAGTTCCGTCCATGGCGGCGAACTGGGTGACACCCTGTGGCGAATTGCGACGGTGAAAGAACTCACTTGACGCAATAAAAACTGCTTGAACGTGAACCTGCTGGGGAACTTCCGCTTCACCCTGGTAGCGGTCGACCAAAGCATGGCCAGCCGTTAGGCAGGATTGAACGAAGTCGCCAACGTCGTCTGTGCCGAGATACTCAGCAAAGTTCGCAACAGTGATTGTTTCAGCCACAGGGTATCCCAGTGTCTACTAAGCGGTGAAGTCTAGCTTGACGATTGCAGACTCGAACGGAACAGCGATTGCTGCGAAGCCGTATAGAGATAGCGTGTCGGTCAAGGTCGATACGTCTTCAGCGGTTAGGCGAGTGCCTGAGCCGTTTGACTCCATGGTTAGTAGCGCACGTGAGTTTGCTAGGTAAGCCAGGGTGTCGCCTAGGGTTGGGTCAACAACTACTGGGATTCCCCAGATTGAACCGGTTAGGTCGTTGTTGGCGGTAGCGAAGGTGTTTGAGCCGTCGTTGTTTACGTTCACGATTGGGCGACCGCTTGAGTCAGCAATCTTCATGAAGTATTTGTAAGCAGCAGGGCCACAAAGGATGAACTCGGCGTTTAGACCAGAGTTAGCCTTGATGTATTTGACACCGTCGATTAGACCTTCGATGACAGAAGCAGCAGTGCCACCGTCTAGATCCATAACCTTGCCAGTGAAGTCAAGGGCAGCAATCTTTGCCTTAGCAGCAGTGTTGGTTGCGTTAGCGTATGCAACGGCTAGTGCGTCGAATGCGATTCCTGCAAAGTCAACCGAGCCACGTAGAAGAGCCTGCTTTGAAACGGTGGTGTAACCGCCGTAGGTCTTTACTGGGGTCGAAACCGAAGCGATGGTTAGGTTACCGAACGAAAGTGCTTCGTTCTCTGGGTCCTGCTCACCAACGGCAATGGTGTTGCCAGTGATTGCAGCGTATTCTGCGGTCATACCGGTCGCAGGAAGAGTTGCACTCGACCATACGTTCCAAGATGGACGGTTGCTCTGGATTAGCTTGTTGATGTAGCCAATGTAACCAGGAGCGGCGTAGGTGTCAGCCGAAGTCGAA